AAAGGCAAAATCCATGGATAACCCATCCGCAATACCTGTTCAGACTCAAGCTCAACCCCAGTTACAAACCCAAGCGCCGGCCCCTACGTTTGCCGGTACAGTCGCCGCCATCGGGGAAGCCGCGCAAGTCGCCGCGCTGATCCCTGGCGCAGCGCCGATCGCTAACACCGTTGCAGAAACAGCCCAAACAATCCAGGCCGTCGAACCTGCTATTGATAGCGTCCTGACCGCATTACTGCCGCTGTTAATCGCCGCTGGCCATAATATCGGAGCCGAATGGACCCATCTGGTCGGCGCCGCTAAGACCGTAGCCAAATAGAATTTGAGCACCCCCGTTTTGGGGAGCGCAAAAAAACGCCATATTTTTGAACCGAGGTAAAAATGAGTCAAATTCAATTAGCCATCCAGGCGAATTCTCAGCCGGCGGACGGCAAAAGCGCCGTTACCGTACAGGCGACCGTAACTGATGCGAATAACGCCGCTGTTGCCGGTGCTGTCGTCAATTTTTCCGCCACCTCCGGCACGCTGGCGCAAGCGCAGGCAACCACTGACGCGAACGGCCAAGCGGTGGCAAGCCTGATTAGCACCACGCCTGGCCCCGTTACCCTTACGGCAATTCTGGGCGACGGCACCACGGCGAGCGAATCGAGTTTATATTTCGTCGCTGTTCCGGCGTCGGTTGATACCAATCCTTTACCGGCTGCGCCTGCCGCTACACAGCCGGTACCCGGCACCGCCACCGCGCCTGACGTTGATGTCGTTCTAGCTCGAGTAAAAGATCTGCTTGCGCTGGCTGGCCATGATGTCGAATACGTGTGGGATGAGGTGGTCGCGTTCGCTAAAAAGCTGGCGTGATCATTACAGAGCGTCTATCCGTGGGCGCTCAATAATGATTTCAGCATAAAGCACTGAATAACGAATGCTTGGTCTCTAAATTTCCCAAGTCGATATTTTACAAACCAGAGGATAAGTCTGTTATGGAGCAAAAATTAAACGAATTCCTAAAAATTCCACCGTTCGCGCAACAAGCCGCATTGGACATCATCAAAGACCTGTTGGCAGCAAAGAGAATCCAAGGGCCAGATAAACAAGTGGAGCTTATTGATCTTTCCACCGCTGTGAAAAACGCCATTACGTCTCTGTATATCGAACAGGATAGCCCAAGCGAAAAGCTGCGCAGCGCTATCAAGAACGAATGGTGCAAGCTGGAATTCAACATTCCAACGGAAGAAGATTTTCGAGAAATGTACGGGGATGCAGTGGCAGCTTTATCGGATATACCGGCAAACCGTGAAAATCGGTGGCGTATGGCTGGATTAGTTATGGTTGAGGTACAACGTCGTTTATTGTCCAAAATTGATTTTTCAGTCACGACGCTTTACCCGGAATAATACCAAGGAGTCGAAATGACGCTGACAAAAGAACAGAAGGCGCTTTTCGATGCCCTGACGAAATTACAGCAGCGATTTGTCACGCAAGTGATGAAAGGGAAAAACCAGACTGACGCGTATCGCAAGGCGGGCGGCAAGGCGAAGGGAGACAACCTCAGAAAGGCGGCCCATTCCATCGCGACAAATTGCGACGTTTCCGCTTTCCTCAACTCTGTACAGCAGGAAGCAATCAACGACGCCATCATGACCCGGATAGAAGCCCTGGAACGGCTCTCGAAGATGGGCCGCACGTCGCTGACCGACATTGCCGAGTTCCGCAATTGCCAGATAGGCGAAGACGAAGACGGCCAGCCGGTTTATCAAGCGTCCTGGTCGTTTAAGGATTCCGCATTGCAAGACGCTGGCGCCATGGCCGCCGTGGCCGAGCTGACTACCGGCAAGGAAGGCATCAAGCTAAAAATGCACGACCCGAAAGTGGCCATCAAGCAGCTCGGTGAAATGCAGGGCTGGGAAGCGCCGAAGAAAACCGAATTGACCGGCAAGGACGGCGCGCCCATCAAAACAGAGACCACCAATCTGACGCCTGAACAGGCAGCGGATCTCTACAAAGACTTGTTGGGCTAAATTGCAAAAATAGCCGCTTCGCCCTGGAAAGTGGCTATGCAAAAACGCCCAAATTTATGCACGATTTATGCAGTCACTTTTTAACCAATTCCCATGATAAACAATGATAAATAACTCGTTCAAACCGATTGGTGAATGAGTCATGTCGCGGTGGTGCGGGAAATGGTCATTATGTTAAAAAGTCTCTTTTTTCACTCAATTATCTGGTCGTCGTCTTATGCCCATTCCGTTCCCGTTTGACTTCAAAAACCCCGATTATACGGCGGTGTACGAATGGCGCATGGAGCGGCTACAGCGCATCCGGGCTAACCCCGGCGCGCTGCCCGCGCTGCGTCAGTTCTACCGCGACAACCCGGCGCAATTTATCATCGACTGGGGCATGACCACCGACCCGCGCAATATCGATTATGGTCTGCCGGTGACCATTCCGTTCTTGCTGTTCCCAAAACAGGAAGAGTGGGTGCAGTGGATCATGGAGCGCGGGGAGCGGATGGAAAACGGCATTACGGAGAAAAGCCGCGAAATGGGCCTGAGTTGGACCTCTATCGGTCTGGCCTGCACGCTATGCCTGTTCAACAAGGAAATGGTCATCGGGTTCGGCTCGCGCAAAGAAGAGTACGTGGACAGCATCGGCAACCCCAAAGCGCTTTTCTGGAAAGCCCGGAAATTTATCGAAATGTTGCCGGTGGATTTTCGGGGGAGTTGGGCCGAAAAAAAACACGCAGCCTATATGCGCGTTGAGTTCCCGGATACCGGATCGGTTATCACAGGTGAGGCCGGCGATAATATCGGGCGCGGTGACCGTACCTCAAAATATTTTGTCGATGAGTCCGCGTTTCTGCTGCATCCGATGCTGGTAGATGCTGCGCTGTCGCAAACCACCCGCTGCCGTATTGATTTATCGTCGGTTAATGGCATGAGCAACCCGTTTGCGCAGAAGCGCCATAGCGGGAAAATCCCGGTATTTACGTTCCATTGGCGCAGCGACCCACGCAAAGACCAGGCATGGTATGACAAGGAAGTCGCGAAAATTGATAACCCGGTCATCGTTGCTCAAGAACTTGATCTCAACTACCAGGCATCCGCCGAGGGCGTGCTGATCCCGTCTGAATGGGTACAGGCGGCTATCGATGCGCATGTCGTTCTGGGGATTGAGCCAACTGGTAAACGAATGGGTGCCCTGGATATAGCCGATGAGGGCAGGGATAAAAACGCCTTCGCGAGCCGTCACGGCTTTTTGCTGGAAGACGTGGAGGAATGGTCCGGCACAGGCAGCGACATTTTCAGCACGGTGCAAAAAGCCTTTACCTTCTGCGATGAGAGAAACCTCGAAGATTTTCGCTTCGATGAAGACGGTTTAGGTGCTGGTGCTCGTGGTGACTCTCGCGTCATCAATGAGCAACGTCAACCACAGCGGCAACGTCAAATCTTTGTAACGCCATTCAGGGGTAGCGGAGCTGTGTTTGACCCCGACGATGAGGCAGTACGCGGCGATAACGGGCAGGCAGGGCGACTGAATAAAGACTTTTTTGCCAACGCCAAGGCCCAAAGCTGGTGGGCATTGCGCACCCGGTTTCAGAAAACCTATCGGGCTGTAGTGGAAAAAATGCCCTACAACCCGGATGACATCATTTCCATATCCAGCGCCATGAAAAACAAAGACAAACTGATCATGGAATTATCGCAGCCGACATTTTCCATCAATGGCGTCGGGAAAATCGTTGTGGATAAACAGCCAGACGGCACCAAGTCCCCCAACCTGGGCGACGCCACCATGATCGCTTACGCACCCATGGATAACACAATGGACATCTGGAAATTACTCGGGAGTCAGTAATGGCAAAAAGTAAGCGCATCGTTACCGCTGACTCGTATGACAATTTTATGGCCCGCGTCGGGCTGCAACAAAATAATCAGCACGCCGCATCAACGTACCGGGCCAATTATACCAGCCGCAATCGGCTGCTGATTGAGTGGTGCTATCGGTCGTCGTGGATCATTGGCGCGGCGGTTGACGCCATCCCGGATGATATGACGCGTAAAGGGCTGCGCATCACATCGGAGATCGACGCCAAGCAGCGCGGGACGATTGAATCACTTTTTGAAGAGTTGGCCATCTGGGAAACGTTAAATTCGACCTTGAAATGGTCCAGACTTTACGGCGGCGCGGTGTGTCTGATTATGATTGAGGGGCAGGCACCATTCATTCCCCTGGATCTGAATAAGATTGGCCATGGCAGTTTTAAGGGTCTGCTACCGCTCGATCGTTGGATGATCAACCCTGACCTTACACGGCGCATCAAAGAATTAGGCCCGAATCTGGGCAAGCCTGAATTTTACAATGTGGTCACCACAGCGACCGGCATCCCAGCGTGGCGTATTCATCATAGCCGCCTGATTAGGTTTGATGGCGTTAAGCTGCCCTACCAACAGGCCATGACCGAAAACGAATGGGGTATGTCGGTCATTGAGCGCATTTTTGACCGGCTGACGGCATATGACAGTATCGTCGAAGGTTCCGCGCAACTCGCCTATAAAGCCCATTTGCGGACGATGGCTATCAATGGACTGCGAGCCATATTAGGCCAAGGCGGTGTGGCAGAAAAAGGCCTCATCAAACAGATGGATATGGTGCGCATGATGCAGAGCAATGAGGGCATGACGCTCATTGATGCCGCAGACAAATTTGATGCGCAGACATATTCCTTTGCCGGACTTCCTGACCTGATTAGCGAATTTAAAGAAGAAATCAGCGGGGCCACAGATATTCCGTTGGTTCGCCTTTACGGCCAGTCACCAAAGGGTTTTGCTACCGGCGATTCAGACCTGGCGAATTATTACGACGCCGTAGGGAGCCAGCAGAAAAAGCTTAAGCTGCCGATCCGCACCCTTTTCGACATCATTTATCGGTCAGCGCTAAATGAGCCACTTCCCGATGATTTTACGTTTGAATTTAATCCGCTCTGGCAAATGTCTGATCTCGACCGCTCTACAGTAGCTCTCAACACTACAAATGCCATAACCACAGCCATGCAAAGCGGAATTATGACCCAGAAAGCCGCAATGACTGATTTCCGAGAACTGTCTGACGTGACGGGCATTGGCGCGTCTATCACTGACGAGGATATCAATAATGCCGAAACCGAACCGCCGCCGCGTTTACCTGACAACGCAGCAGATCCCGAAACAGGTCGAGACCCAATACCGAACCAGTCTACGGCAGATAGCGCGGGCGGTGGGCGACATCGTAAATGGTCGTTACGATGGTTCAAATGACAGCGTAACGGAAATCATGGATGCCCTGGATAGCTACGGTGACGTTATCGACGGTTGGGCGCATAAGGTGGCTGAAAAATTCGTTACTGACGTCAACAGGCACAACGAGAAAATCTGGTATCAGCAAAGCGAGGCGATCAGCCTCGAATTGCGGAACATGGTCAAAAACGCCCCTGTCGGCCAAGTCCTCCGGTCGATGGTTGAGGAACAGGTCAACTACATCAAATCGCTGCCCATTGAGGCCGCCGACCGCATTTACGACATTCACAACAAGGCTATCGAAGCCATGGTCACCGGCCAGCGGCCTGGCACGCTCGCGGAAGAAATCGCAGCGTCCGGCGATGTCGCCAAGAGCCGGGCAACGCTTATTGCTCGTACGGAGATTGGCCGGGCCACGCAGGCGCTAACGCAGGCCCGCGCGACCGCTATCGGCTCTGAGGGTTACATCTGGTGCACGGCTGACGATGGCGATGTCCGCCCATCACATCAAACGATGAATGGCAAATTTGTCCGATGGGAAAATCCGCCCACGTTGGACGGAATGACCGGCCACGCCGGCGCATTGCCGAACTGCCGGTGCTATTGCGAAGTGGTGATACCTCAATAGGAACGGGTATGTGCTCTATTATTTTGTTTGTGATCTTAACGGCGTTTTTGGTTGCAATTTTTATTGCCAGCAATGGCGCCCATCCGATGTGCCTAGACAATAGGTACAAAGTAAGGCCACAACCAAGGCCCGGCAGAAATCCGCCACCACCGCCTGGCGATCAAATGCCACAAGCGCCGCCGATGCCGCCAAAAAAGCCCAAAACACGCGTTACGGTCGTGATTAGTCGCGAACGCTAATACCCGTGATTTGTTATAAAAATGTTATTGGATAAAACTACCAGCTTTCCGGCAGTTAATGCCATTTTTTATCCATTTCACTGCGATTTTTTGACGAGTGCCGATCGGCTGGTACATGAAAGGGCCATTATGTTAAAAAGTCCGTAAATCGAGACAATTATCCCATTACGTACTGGTCGCTCAGGCGGCCTTTTTTTTTGTGCCCGCATTTCGGCAGGTGAACAATGAAATATTT